AGCACTGGTTTCAATCCGCTTTGACATTGAGCATCTTATAAACGGCATACATAATAGCAAACAAAGGGAAGTGCTTATAGACCGCTATTTGCTGTATATGCCATGGAAAAACAGGTATGACAAGGATACCGGTGAACTGATAGAACAAGGCATCAAAGAAAAGACAGGGTACTCGGAGCAGTCAGTTTACAAATTTCATACTGACGGACTTGAAAAAATTTCAGTACCTGAAAAAATTAGAGTAAAATATAGTGAAATAGAGTATTTACTGTGATATAATAATATCATGAAAGCAGGCGGAGATAAGTGGTAACGGCTTCCGGTGCAGTCTGAAAAGCTCTTCTGTACCGGTCGTTCCGCCTATTTCATATCTTCATAGTAAGTCCTTTCATTTTTTATTTCCCCTTCCCAGCAGCCGGGAGACCGGCTGCACCTTTGGCAGAGTAGAGCAGTTGGAGTGCTCGCTGGGTTCATGCCCCAGAGGTCGCAGGTTCAAATCCTGTCTCTGCAACCAGCAGCGGACATAAAATCACACTCCTTTAAAATTTTCAGGAAGTACCTCGGCAATAGTCGGGGTATTTCTGTTATATACTCTATGCACTGAGGTGGTGACCTTGAATGAGAACAATTTAATACCTTTTTCAGAGCGAAGCAAGGAAGAAGCGAGAGAAAGCGGTGCGAAAGGCGGCAGAAGATCAGGAGAGGTTCGCCGTCGGAAGAAGTCGATGAAGCAGGTCATGGAGATGCTGCTTAAAATGCCTGCCGATACTCGTGCGGACTACGAACTGCTTGTAAACATGGGAATCGACTTATCAGAGTTAGAACCTGATACTGTTGATAATATGCTTGTCGTCAATGCAGCACTGCTCAGACTTGCAAAGACAGGTGATGTGCAGGCGATCAAGGAACTCCGCAGCATTATTGAGGACGATGCTTACCTAAAGCATAAAGTTAAATATGAAAATTCCAAGCTGAAACTGGAAAGGGAGAAGATCATCAAGCCTGCTCCGGTAACAGCTGAATATAAAGGCATCCCAGCCTCACTGATAGCACCGGCATTTTCGCAGGTGCTTTTTGATATAGCGGATCACGAGCATACAGAGTATGTTTTTCCCGGCGGTCGAGGCTCGACGAAATCGACTTTTGTTGGTATCAACCTTGTCGACCTGCTCGTGAAGAACGAAGATATGCACGCTCTGGCACTGAGGCAGTACAGTAACACTCTCAAAGACAGCGTGTACAATCAGATACTCTGGAGCATCTCTGCACTTGGCTTAGATGATGAGTTCGACTACACGAAATCTCCGCTTGAAATAACCCGAAAAAAGACCGGTCAGAAGATATTCTTCCGAGGAGCTGACGACCCGAACAAGGTCAAGTCTATCAAGCCGGACTTTGGCTACATAGGTCTGCTGTGGTTTGAGGAGCTTGATCAGTTTCACGGAGCTGACGAGGTGCGAAAGATAGAGCAGTCCGCTATTCGTGGCGGTGATGTAGCGTATATCTTCAAGAGCTTCAATCCTCCGAAATCTGCAATGAACTGGGCGAACCAGTACATCAAGGTACCGAAAGACACAAGGCTTGTCACTATGTCAGATTATCTGACAGTACCGAAGAAGTGGCTTGGAAAACCGTTCCTTGAAGAAGCTGAGTTCCTGAAGGAGACTAACCCTGACGCATACGCAAACGAGTATCTTGGAGAAGCCAACGGCAGCGGCGGCAACATCTTCGAGAATGTTGTTATCCGTGAGATAACCGGTGAGGAAATAGCATCGTTCGACAACATTTTCAACGGAGTTGACTGGGGATACTACCCTGATAAGTTCGCATTTATGAGAGTTCACTACGCAGCTGCTCAGCATACGCTGTACATCTGGGATGAGTACACGTCCAACAAAGAGAGCAACCGTCAGACGGCAGATAAGCTCCTTGAAAAAGGCATAACCGCAAATGACCTTATTACCTGCGACAGTGCAGAGCCTAAGTCTGTAGGTGACTACAGAGCTTTCGGACTTTGTGCACGTCCGGCTGAGAAAGGTCCTGACAGCCGCAGCTATTCATACAAATGGCTGCAAGGTCTGAGAGAAATAGTAATAGATAATAGACGCTGTCCTGTTGCTGCTGAGGAATTCCTCGGTAAAGAGTACGAACGTGACAAGGACGGCAATATCATATCCGGCTATCCGGACGGTAACGATCACTGTATCGACGCTGTAAGGTATGCCACAGAGAGAAAATGGAAGAAAAGAGGTCAGTGATGAGCTTATTACAGAAATTTCAGGAGTGGTTCGGAAGACGAACTCCCATAAAAGACATACAGACAGCTCTGGACATTCGTCCGGCTATATCACAGGAGCTCATCGACTGCACAGAGCTCTGGTGGTCGTGCTACATTGGAGAGGCTCAGTGGTGCGGAGAGCAGCCTGACGGAAGCATCGTTACCTCGTTGAGAATCGAGCAGTCAGTTGTCAGAGAGCTTGCGGATATAGTCACCAATGAAATGACAGTGAGCACAGATAACGAGCATCTCAATGAGCTGCTTTCACAGGCTCTGTCTGAGCTCCCCTCAGAGCTTCAGAAAGGACTTGCCACCGGAGCCATGGTAATTAAGCCACTCGGAGCAGGCGGCGGAGTTCAGTTCGTACCTCAGAACGAGTTTATTCCGGTGGAGTACGATTCGAGGCGAAGGCTCAGGAAAGTTGTATTTCCGGAGGTAAGAAAAATCGGTGAATACTGGTACACGAGGCTTGAATATCACTCCATTGAAGACGGACTCCTGACCATATCGAACACCGCTTACCGCTCCGGACAGAGAGGTGTCCTCGGGACTCAGATAAGCCTCACTGATGTAGATGCGTGGAAGAAGCTGCCGGAGAAAAAGGTATACAATACTGATAAGCCGGTCTTTGGCTATTACCGGAATCCGCTGCCTAATACTATCGACAGCTCCTCCGGAGGTATATCAGCTTTCGATGCAGCACTCAGTACCATAAGTCTTGCAGACCGGCAGTTCAGCCGCATTGACTACGAGTTTGATTCAGCACGCCGTCGTATCATGGTAGATGAGCAGGGTGTGAAGAGGGTGAACGGAAAGACTGTTCTCGGCGGTGATGTATTTACACCGGTCGACATCGAGAACCTGTTCGAGGACTTTACTCCGGAAGTTCGTCAGGTGGATTTTATTGCCGGTCTTAATGAGTACAAACGTGAGATAGAGTTCCAGTGCGGACTAAGCTACGGCGACATAAGCGACCCTCAGAGCGTCGATAAGACTGCTACTGAGATCAAGTCAGCGAAGCAAAGGAAATACAACACGGTCACAGCTATACAGAAGAATCTCCGCACTTGCATCGAGGAACTTCTGTATGCTATCGCTTTCTGGGAAGCTCAGACCACATCAGGATATAAGTTTACCTGCGACTTCAAGGACAGCATCCTCACTGATGAGGAAACGGAGCGTAAGCAGGATATACAGGATATAGGACTTGGCATCATGCGTCCGGAAGAATATCGTGCTAAGTGGTACGGCGAGGACCTTGACACTGCTCTGAAAAACCTCCCTCCAAGTACTGAGGTGATGCAGTAATGTTTACCTCTGGCGAGCTCGAAAGAGTGTCTATGGCTCTGGACGAGCCTATGAAAGAGCTTGAAATGCGTATCATGCAGGATGTAGTCCGGAGAATCAAGATAAACGGAGAAATAACAGCCGCTGCGGACTGGCAGATAAACCGCTTGCAGCAGCTTGGCATGAGCAAAGAGGAAGTCAATGCAGCCATACAGGAAGCTCTGAGCTACAGTGATGAGGATATGAACGAGCTGTACAGCAAGGTCATAGGTGCAGGCTATACAAGAGATAGGGCACTGTACGAAGCGACAGGAACACCGTTTATACCGTTCGAGGAAAACGGTGAGCTTCAGCAGCTTATATCCTCGGTATCTGATCAGACCAACCAGACGCTGCACAATATCACTCAGTCTCTTGGATTTGCTGAGCGTGGGACAAACGGCAAAATAAGTTTCGCACCGCTTGCGGACTTCTACCAGAAAACGCTTGACAGTGCTATGCTCGACATCAGTTCCGGAGCGTTTGACTATAACACGGTGCTCAAACGCACGGTCAAGGCTATGACAGACAGCGGTCTGCGTACTGTTGACTACGCATCCGGTCACAGCAACCGTGTTGACGTGGCTGCGAGACGTGCTGTTATGACCGGTATGACGCAGCTGACGGCAAAGGTCAATGAGCAAAACGCTGAGCAGCTCGGAACTGATATGTTCGAGGTCAGCTGGCACGGCGGAGCACGTCCGGAACATCAGGTCTGGCAAGGCAAATGGTACACAAAAGAACAGCTTAAAACGGTCTGCGGTCTCGGTACAGTGACAGGACTTTGTGGAGCTAATTGCTACCATGAGTATAACCCTGTTATTCCTGGCATCTCTGAGCCGACCTATACCGCAGAGGAGCTCGAAGAACTCAATCGTCAGGAGAATGAGCCTGTCGAGTGGAAGGGCAAGCAGTACACGAAATATGAAGCTCTACAGCGTCAGCGGCGGCTTGAAACTACCATGAGAGCACAGCGTCAGGAAATGGCTCTGCTCAAAAAGGGCGAAGCTGACGAGGACGACCTCATTAACTGCCGTGCAAAGTACAGGGTCACTTCTGCTGAATACACTCGGTTCTCTGAGGCTATGGGACTTCCGCAGCAGCGTGAGCGTGTGACCGCTGACGGTCTCGGAAACATCATGCAGGGCAAGTATACAAAGGGCAGCGGTAAGCCGTCGCCTGTCAGAGTTCCGCCTGTTGGTGCTAAGGTCACGGATAAAGTCACGGCTGAGGAGCGGAAGGAGCTGCTGTCACGAAATCCGGTCAATGTTCATAATTCATCTGTTGACAATGGCGGCGAAAGTGGTATAATTGAGGTAAAGAAAAATCCTATTGAGGAAAAGGTTGAGCTGCTTTCAGAAAAGGAATATCGTTACGGTACAATGGACGATTTTTCAAGAATGTCCAAAGAGCACAACAAAAACATTTCAAAGGAAGATGTTGCTCAAATCAAAGGACATACAAAGGAAGACGGCTCTCCCGGCGGATATGTTGCAACGCATAATTACTCAAATATCAATTCAAATATGCGAGGAGACGGATTTGCGACTAACCCACTTGATGAAGATGACCTCAAAACAATTGAAGCTATGCGTAACGCTATAAATACAAATACTCTTGATGATGACTATACGCTGGTAAGGTATGTAAATGGTTCTTATCTTTCAAATGTGTTCGGTGTACTGGATAGTGACGGAAGAATACTGCAAGATTGGGATATCATTCACAACATTGGCAATCAAGTGCCCAAAATCGTAACAGAAATGGAATCTAAACTTGGCACTATTATCAACGAAAAAGCCTTTGTTTCAACGAGTGTTGTACAGGATAAAAACATCATGACTGATAAAGCTGTTAGATTTGAACTTAAAGCACCCAAAGGCACAAACGCATATGTTACGAAAAACAAAAAGGAAAGTGAGTGTATCTTAGGCGGAGACGAAAAAGGACTTGATTTTTATATAAACAATATTCGTTATTCTGATTTAACACATCAGATTATAATCGAAGTGTTTGTCGTGTAAAAAAGGAGGTGCAACCATGAACAATGATCTATTGCTAAAGATGTATGTGAACGGTCATATCGAAGAAATGCTTAAAGAGTTTGAGAAGCATTCTCCAAGAGAAATCAAAAAAATAGTTGATGACCATATTATCAAGTGGATAGAAAGCAATAAATCAAACGATAATGGTGAATTTAACGCTTATGATTATTTCAGAGATAGTATGAAAAAACAACAATGGTGGAGATTTAAAGAGTTGTTAAGTAGTGAACGCACCCGTCAATTCATCATAGACAAAGCCAAAGAACAGGGTGATGAAGCCTTAACAGATGAAGACTGGGCTGATTTGCGTGCAACTGATTTTTAATACCGATTAAACCGCTTAACTAAGTTAGGCGGTTTTCTTATACCCATTTGAAGGAGGTGAGACAATGGAAAGTGCAGATAGAATTGAGATAACCTTCAAGAGCGGCGAAACAATCTCCTACGGCAAAGGAGAATGGGACGACTACGCATATGACGGCAAGGCAATAATCGTCAAGCAGAAGGGTGCATGGATAGGCATTTACAACTTTGACCATGTTTTCTGCGTTGAACTCAAAGAACACTAAGCATTTGCCAAGGACATAAATGTCCTTACCAAATAACACCAAAACAGCATTTGCGACCGACACGAATGTCGGCGGCAAGTGCTGTTTTTATGTCCGGAACGACGAGAAACTATCAAGCAAAGCAGAAAGGTACTGCGAAAACAAACTGAAAGCGAGGAATTTATCTATGAAAAGAGAAGACGTAACAAAAGTCTTTGCCGATGCCACTGAGGAACAGATCAACACACTGTTGAATATCAACAGTGCAGATATTGGTCACGCAAAGCAGAAGATAGAGGCAGAGCGTGACAGCTACAAGTCCCAGCTCGACACCGCAAAGGAAACGCTGAAAGGCTTTGAGGGTGTTGACGTTGCACAGCTTCAGAGCGAGATCACCAAGCTTAACTCTGACCTTGCCGCAAAGGACGCTGACTATCAGAAAAAGATAGCTGATATGGAGTTCAGCTCCGTACTGGACAGTGCTATCAATGGCAGCAAGGCTAAGAACAGCAAGGCTGTAAAGGCTCTGCTCGACATCGACAAGCTGAAAGCCTCTAAGAATCAGGGGGAGGACATTAAAACCGCCCTCGAAGAACTCAGAAAGTCGGACAGTTATCTTTTCGGCTCGGACGAACCTGTTCTGAACCCGATCGGAGACACTTCCGGCGATGCAAACAAGGGAGTTTCTCCTCTCGCAGCAATGCGTGAAGCTATGGGACTTCCGCCCGAAACAAAGTAAGAAAGAAGGTATATTATGCCAAACAGTATCGCACTTTTTAAGCAGTATGTAACGCTCCTCGATGAGGTCTACAAGGCTGCTGCACTCACATCTGCACTTGACGGAGATTCAAAGCTTGCCCGTCAGGGAGCTAACGCAAACGAGCTTGTTATCCCGAAGATAAGCATGGACGGTCTCGCTGACTACTCACGAAACGGCGGATATGTCAGCGGTGATGTAACACTCACAAATGAGACTGTGACCTGTAACTTCGACAGAGGCAGAATGTTCACTGTCGATAACCTCGACAACGCTGAAACTGCCGGTATCGCTTACGGCAGACTTGCAAGCGAGTTCATCCGTACAAAGGTAGTACCGGAGCTTGATGCTTTCCGTATATCCAAATACGCAAGCGCAAGCGGTATCTCTACAACTACAGCAGCAGACCTTTCTACCGGTGCAGCCGTTGTAGCAGCTCTCAGGACTGCCGTGAACACTTTCGACGAGGACGAAGTACCGACAGACCAGCGTTACCTTTACATCACTCCTACGCTCTACGGACTTATCAAAGACCTCGACACTACAAAGTCAAAGCAGGTGCTTGAAGGTCTTAACGTAGTACCTACACCGCAGAGCCGTATGTACACTGCTATCACTCAGAAAGACGGCACTACATCCGGACAGGAAGCAGGCGGTTATGCAAAGGCAAGCGGTGCAAAGAATATCAACTTCCTGCTCGTTCATAAGCCGGCTGTTATCCAGTTCCAGAAGCACATAGCTCCAAAGGTCATCACACCGGAGCAGAATCAGGATGCTGATGCATGGAAATTCGGATATCGTAATGTTGGCATCGCTGACGTATACGAAAACAAGGTCGCAGGCATCTATCTCCACAAGGCTACGACATAAGGAGTGATGCACCGTGACAGTTTATGCGGACTATAATTTTTACACAAACGAATATCTTGCAGGAAAGTCTGCGGCTGTCACGGCTGCGGACTTTACCTTTTATGCACGGCAGGCATCCGCAGTTATAGACAGGTACGCTCATGGGAATATCAACGCTGACTGTGTGCCGGAACAGGTGAAATACTGCTGTTGTGAGCTTGCTGAGCAGATGCATACCGCTGATACGTCTGAGGCGGCTAAGAAAGCCGGTATAGCAAGCGAGAGCGTACAGGGTTGGTCACAGTCCTATGAAAGCGCAGAGAGCCGTACAAGCTCACTCAGGAGCTTACAGAAGGACTGTATTTACAAGTGGCTGAGCAATACCGGCTTGCTTTATTCGGGGGTGACATGATGCTGAAAAACGCAGATTGTACCGTGTACGAAAAAGATACGTTCATCCGTCATGCCGTACCGGATATTTACTGGAATGACAGCAGGGGACGGACAGTGAACAAGAACGGAATACAAGTCAGCGACAGCATCACAGTGTACATATACGACACCGACTACGTGCCGAAAGCCGGCGATATGATAGTCAAAGGGCTGGTAGATTTCGAGTTTGATGCAAGCTCACAGAGCTATGTGAGAGAAAGCATGGCACGTTTCCGTGAAGCATATCCGCAGTTTGCAGTTGTAAAAAACGTCAACGATTGCAGATACGGCGGACTTCCTCATATAGAGGTGATTGCTCGATGAAAAATGGACAGCTTGTAACTGCCAAAATCTTATGGAAAAATACATTCAGCAAGGAAAATAATGAACGATTTGCAAATGCACAGCGATTTATCGACAGTGAATGTATAAGATTAATGGGACGCTATACACCTATGCGGTCAGGCTTTCTTGCAAAATCGCCTATACTCGGTACAAAAATCGGAAGCGGTCACATCATTTACAATGCGCCGTATGCGAGATATCAGTACTACGGACTTGTAATGATACCAGTGGGCGGAAAAACTTCAAAAAGAGTTTTCGCCAATCCGAAAAGAGAACTGAGATACAGCAAATCACGGCATCCGCAGGCTCAGCGCTTATGGTTCGAGACCATGAAGAAAAAGCACGGCGGAGCAATACTGCGAGGAGCTGCCGCAATAGCAGGAGGTAAAGCAAGCAAATGAACATAATTGAAACGGTACGGTCGATACTGGAAAGCTTCCCAAAGATATCAGAAGTCTGCAACGAAGTACACATTGACTTTGCAGATCCTGAACCGACAAGCTACGGACTTAGTTCGACCGGTGACGAACTTATCACCGAGGACATTCTTGGCAATCAGCTCCGTCAGCATAGCTTTATGCTGTATACGACCTATAGCAGTATCAACGACTATGAGCGTCTGAACAACAGCACCGCCCTTCTTGAACTCGGTCTGTGGCTGAAAGAGCAGACAGGCTGTGAAGTTGAATCGACCGTAGGCAGTACAGTATACACCGGAAGGCTTGAAAAACTCACAGCCGCAAATGGTATGCTTATAAGCGTACCGCAGGAAAACGAAATGGACGGCGTACAGTATCAGCTTCAGATAATCGCTGAGTACACTGTCGAAAGGTAGGAGGTACACAATGCCTGAAGATAATGAAGTATTAGACGGTGAAAACACACCGGAAGAAGAAAACGAAAACACCAACGAGGAGGATAATGATATGCCAGATACACCAATGGGAAAACTTGAAAGAAGTGCCTTAGCGCACTATCTCAACGCAAACTTCAATACAACTCTTAACTCAGCATCGTGGAGCATAATAGGCACACACGTTGCTGATCTTTCAGTTGAGATGAATCCGAACACTGAGACTATCAAGAACATTCTTGATGAGACAAACGTTATCGACAACGGCTATGAGCCTGCATTTGACGTTGATACCTACTACGCTGATCCGTCAAACGGAGACTTCTACACCAAGCTCAAAGACATAGCCATGAACCGTAAGAAGGGCGATGCCTGCCGTACACTTGTACTTGAAGTACTCGTGGACAAGACAACAGGTCCGTTTGATGCATGGGTAGAGGAAGTCATCGTGAAGCCTACCAGCTACGGCGGCGCACAGGGCGGTGTAAGAATACCGTACAAGGTAAGCTTTGCCGGAAACCGTGTAGCCGGTACAGTAACTTTCACTGATAAAGTACCTGCATTCACAGCTAATACATAATTTAGCTGTTAGCCATAAGCCATTAGCCGTTAGTTTATAGTGTCCGATGCGTTCACAGCTGACGGCTAAAGGCTAAAAGCTAATGGCTCAAAAAGGAGTTAAAACAGTATGAAAAGCATAAATTTTGACGAAGGCTACAGAGAGTACAAGCTTAACGAAGATGACAGCCGTGTGATACGTATACGCATAACCGATGCTAATCTCTACAGCCGTATCGAAAAGTCTATGGAGCGTACAAATGAGCTTATCAGCAAGTACAAGAACCGCCCGAATGCCTTACAGCTTGCAGAGCTTGACAAGGACATAAGAACGATAATCAATGATGCATTTGGCAGTGATATATGCACTCCTGCATTCGGTACAGCAAGCCTGCTGACTCCTCTTCCTGACGGTAAACTGCTTCTTTTCTCATTTTTTGATGCATTTCTGCCGGTGCTGAAAGCTGACATGGAAGCCATGAAACTGACCATGAAGATAAAACAGCCGGAAGTACGTCCGGAGGTTCAGAGGTACATCGAGCCGGTCACAGTTGCTCCGATGTCAGAGCCGGTACTGCCTGATATAAGCAAGCTTACACCTGAGCAGAGAGCATTCCTCAAACAGAGATTATGATAGGACAGCTCCCCGAAAGTCTGAGCGTCAGCGGTAAGGAACTGCCGATAAATGCCGATTTCCGCAACGTGCTTGTCATTTTTGAAGCGTTTGAAGATACCGAACTGACTAAGCAGGAAAAGGCGTATATCTGCCTTAAACGGCTGTATAAGGTGCAGATAACTTCTGATATCGCCGAAGAAGCCATTAAACAAGCGTACTGGTTTCTTGACGGCGGAGATGCTCCGAAATCAAAGCCGGAAGCAGTAAAGCTCATAGACTGGAAGCACGATGAATCTATGATAGTACCGGCTCTCAGCAAGACGCTCGGAGTTGTTGATGTGCGCTCACTGCCGTATCTGCACTGGTGGACGTTCCTCAATTCATTCGGAGAGGTAGGCGAGGGACTCTTTTCACAGGTCGTGCATATGCGTCAGAAGCTTGGCAGAGGCGAGAACCTCGACAAGACCGAAAAAGAGTTTTACCGCCGTAATCTCGAACTTGTAACGCTCAGAACTGCCGAAGAAAAGGCAGCTATCAAAAAGACAGAAGATTTCTTAAAAACACTGTTATAGGAGGTGTGAACTTTGCCAGACGGACAGCTCAATTTCAGCACGGAGCTTGATACAAAGGCGTTTGACAAGGGTATCAGCAGAATTGAAAGCGTACTTAATCAGCTCCTCGGTGAACTGAAAAAACTAAGTGCAGTTATAAAGGGAGTACCGCCGATAGAAATTGAGGCAGATACATCCCAGCTCATCGAAGCCGAGGACGAAGTGACAAAGCTTACAGAACTTACAGATCAGATACCGACCTGCGAGATACGAGCGGACACAGAACCGGCAGAAACCGAACTTGAACAGCTTGCAGAAACTCCGCAGGAAATACCTGTTACTGCTGATACATCCGAGGCAGTATCAGAGCTTGATGTGCTCGAACAGAAGATAGAAGCGCTTCAAAAGGCAGCAGAAATGCTAAGTATGCCGGATGTATCACTTTTTAATGACAGCGGTGAATATGTCAGCGCAGACGCAGCACTGGAAGACTTCAAGCGCCTTGAAAAGCTTGATTCAGTCCGTGAGAAGCTTGAAAAGCTTGAAATACGGAAGAAAGAGCTTGAAAAAAGTGTGCATATCGACATTGACGTTGATGCAGATACAGCCGAAATAACAGGTACTGAAAAAGCTATAGATCAGGTCGGAAAGTCTGCGGAAAAGGCCTCGAAAGAAGCTTCAAAAGCGTTTAAAACTGCGAGCAAGAACGCCGGTACAGAGGTGAATAACTCTTGCAGCGACATACTAAAAACGCTCTCAGGCACTCTCGGAAAGGTCAAGGCTATAGCTGCTGCTGCCGGACTTGCATTTGGCTTCAAGGAGATAGCAGGTCTTACTAAAGAAGCGGTCGAGAGTTCAGCTAAGATAAATGCCGAGAACTCACAGCTTACTCAGACCTTCGGCACGATGCAGAGCAGCGCTGAATCAGCTATAAAGAAGGTAGCAGATGCAAGCGGTATACTCGAAACACGCCTTAACAGCACAGCTACAGGCATATACGCATTTGCGAAAACGTCAGGCATGGAAAGCACTCAGGCTCTCTCGATGATGCAGGATGCTTTGCAGGTCGCCGCAGACAGTGCCGCATACTATGACAGGTCACTTGAAGAAACGAGTGAAACGCTGAAAAGTTTCCTCAAGGGTAACTATGCGAATGATGCAGCTCTCGGTCTGAGCGCTACGGAGTACACCCGAAATGCGGCAGCCATGAAGCTTTACGGGCAGAAGTTCCAGGAGCTTTCTGAAGCTCAGAAGCAACTCACACTCTTGCAAATGGTCAAGGATGCAAACGCCCTTTCAGGAGCAGAGGGACAGGCGGCTCGTGAAGCGGAAGGCTGGGAGAATGTTCTCGGCAACCTCAGAGAGGCGTGGAGACAGCTCCTTGCAGTAGTCGGACAGCCTGCACTACAGTTAGCTACAAGCGTTGTACAGAAACTCACAGAAGCTCTCACATACCTCACAGAAAAGGCACGTATCGCAGTAGCAGCACTCTCTCAGCTTTTTGGCTGGGAAATGAAAGATACTGCATCAGTATCAGCAAATATCGCTCAAAGCGTTGACAATCAGGAGCAGTTGACAGAAGCGGTAAAAGAGACTGAAAAGGCTGAAAAAGGCAGTTTAGCGGCATTTGACCAGTTGAATACCATATCTTCAAAGACAGAGGACAGTGACAATAATAGCGGTACAGCTCCGGCAGTTCTTCCGGCGGTCACAGCTGCTCAGACGATACCGGTAAAAGTTGAGCTTGACACTGCAAATAACGATATAACAGCATTTGTTGAGCGAGTACATGATACTTTCGACACTCTGAAAGGCTGGCTCAAAGAGAATTTTGCACCGACTTTTGAGGGCATTTGGAACGGTCTTGTAAGTGAATCAGTTGAGCTTTACGGCACACTGCAACACATTTTCGAGGACATAAAAACACTCGGAGAACCGCTTGCAGAGTACTTCAACGGCGAATTTCTGACGTATCTGCAAACAGCATTTGCAGTTGCAGGAGAAGTTGTGCTCGGACTTTTCGACACCTTCAACATGGTGTTTGCTGATATATGGGACTTAGCTGTATTTCCGATACTCAGCGATTTTATCACTGTCGGACTTCCGCTCATAACGGAGTTTCAGACAGAAGCAGTCAGAACATTTGGAGCATGGTTCGAGGAGATAAAGTCCATTTTCGATATGCTGTGGCAGGATGCTGCACGACCAGTCCTGACTTTTATCTCGCAGATATGGCACGACCTCATGCAGTCGCTGAAAAAGTTCTGGGACAAGTGGGGAGCGCCGATATTTGAGAAGTTCCGCACGGCTATACATACAGCCGGAGAGCTTTTCACAAAGCTGTGGAACGATATCTTCAAGCCGATTTTCGACAAGTACATGGCGAAGCTTGACGAGCTTTGGCGAGAACATATGAAGCCTCTTGTTGATAATCTGCTTGACTTTGTGGGAGAGTTCATAAACGCTGCACTTGATATCTACAACGGCTTTATAGCTCCTCTGATAAGCTGGTTTGCGGACAAGTTCGGACCGGTGATAGTCGGAGTAATGGGAGTTGCCATTGATGCTGTAGGCAGTGCTGTCGGCAATATAATAGATGCTCTCAGCGGTATCATAGACTACCTCAAAGGCGTTATAAACTTCGTTGCAGGCGTTTTCACAGGAGACTGGGACAGAGCATGGAACGGCGTTAAAACTGCATTTGAGGGTATATGGGGAGCGTTTGCGGACATTGTAAAAGCTCCGCTGAATCTTATACTCGGCATGATAAACGGCTTTTTGGAGTGCCTTGAATACGGCATAAACAGCACAATATGGAACTTGAACAATATTAAGTTTGATATACCGGACTGGGTGCCGGAGATAGGCGGTCAGAGCTTCGGACTTAATCTCGACCAAATCGACATTCCTGAGATACCATATTTGGCACAGGGAACTGTAGTGCCTGCAAACTACGGCAATTTCTTAGCAGTTCTCGGCGACAATAAGCGTGAAGCCGAGGTAGTTTCACCACTCAGCACTATCAAGAAAGCAGTTATGGAAGCCAATGCAGAATCGGGCGGTACATCACCGAAGGAGATAGTGATATACACATATCTCTACCCGAACAGTGCCGCATATCATCGTGAAGTAGTGAAGATCATAGATGACGACAGAAGAAACAGAGGTGAGTAAATGTCAACAATCAGCATAAAAATCAACGGCAATTTTGTTGACCTCATCGAGCCGACAGTTTTTGAAATAAGCAGGAGCGACCTTTACGCAGACTCCTCCAGCCGTTCTTCTGAGACAGGCGACATGATGCTCTATCCTATCAAGTACGGCGTATATACGCTTATACTTGAATTTGTCGGTACTCCGACAGAGATAAAGAGCGTCGAAAACCTGATAACAGGCAGATGCGGATTCACAGTGAAGTTCATTGACTACGAAAATTCGGCAGCAGTACAAAAGAAAATGTACGCTTCTGACCGTAAAAAAGTACCGCTCGGCACACCGGCTTCACGAAAATACCGGCTGTCATTCAATCTCATAGAAACGGGGGATGTCTGATGTATACGGACAATGTATCGCCGGAATTCCGGCAGGCTCTAATGGAAGGTGCTATTCAGCAGATATATGCTCATATTCATCCGACAGTCGGAGAATCTTTCACTGTCGGCAATGAGAGCATCAAAAAGCCGGTGATATCCTTGCAGTGTACGACTGCGACAGACAGCTTCACTATCGGAGAGTTGTACACCGGCACAGTAGAATTTACGCTGTTTGACGAAAATGTTGATACAAGCAATCTACAGGGCGGTACTGTTGCGCTTGAATTCAGATTGCAGGGATATACTGAAAGAATACCTCTCGGCGTATGGACAATAACTGATCCACAAAGAAGCCAAAACGGTTCAATAGTGGTCAGGGGAGTTGACAACACATACAAGCTTGATACGGCGATACCGGCGCAAGCTCCGGCGTTTTACACGTTTCAGGCGTGTATGGATATAGTCGAGGAGTATTCAGGACTGGAATTTGCTCAGGATATCACGGAGCTTTCAACGCTCGCAGAACGGGACATATCCGGCAATAAAGCGTACAGTTCAAAGCTGTATGCAACGTGCAGAGCTGAGGTCAGGGCAATGGCTGAGTATATCGGTGGAATTGCATACATAGACCGCAACGGAGACATAGCTTTCCGCAAGTACGGTGACAATGCAACAGTTCTCGAAATACCGGCTAACAAGCGTTTTAAAGCCAACTTAAAGGAGTACACCTGTGAGGTAGCAAGTATAAGCGACACGAACAAGAACGGCTACACGGTAACGTCAGCGGTCAGAACGGGGCAAACAGGTACGACAAAAATAGGGCTGAAAATAGCGAACAATTACTTCGTTGAGCACTTTGAAGATGCTGACACTAAGTCTGAACTTGATGATATCCTCGACAACATTGACTTTGGTGCATGGGTAGCAGGTGAGATTGACTACTACGGAGACCCGTGCATTGACCTCGGAGACAAGCTGACATTGACAGGAGGTATCAACGGAAGCGGTTCAACGGCGTTTGTTGTGACGGCTATATCATGGCAGTTTCGGGGCGCTCAGACACTCATATCTGCCGGAGCTGTTGAAAATACGGTAACTTCTTCGGGCGGAAGCTCAGGCGGAGGAGGTACAAGCACCAACACGATTGTGATTGAAGATACGCTGAAAGCTGTCGAAATAACGCCGTATGCCGGAGAGCTGAGCAACATGGAAACAGTTATCGGTGATGCAGATTTCAAGTGCGATGCAGACACTCTGCTGCATATCAACTGTACAGCCTGCATCGAGGGTACGAACTCAGCAGACACGGAGATACGGCACTATCTTGACGGTGACGAACTCGACTTTTACACGGTTGATACTATCTCTGCCGGAGAACACCGGACTGTAAGCGCTAATTTTGCAGTATCGGCAGAAAAGGGTGAGCACACTCTTGAGGTAAAGGCGACTGGTGACGGTACTCTGCACCGGTTCTCCGGCACGATATGGGGAGCGAATATCGCCGATCGACCGCCTGAGCCTCCGAGCGAGTACCATATCTACGGCGCATCATGGGACAAAACAGCAAACGTTCCGGGGCGCAATTCATGGACAAGAACGGACGATGCTGCGAACTTCACTGATCCAGTGCCGTACACAACTCAGCAGTCAGGAAGCAGTCCGTTTGACAATTGCTATCCGTGGTCGGAGATGCAGAAAGTCGAGATAGGCGGACGAATGTACGTCAGAATACCGGTCTACTGGTACAAGATAACGAACACCGCAACAGAGCTGAAAATACAGGTAGCGGACTATGCAGCAGCAGGCTTCAACGTCTCACCGGCACACTGTGTAAGGACTACAGGCGGAGAAAAAACTGTACTGTACGAAAATATCTACGTCGGACGCTACACGGCAAAAGACGGTCTGCCGGTCGCTTCGGGAACTTCTCCTCAGCATTGTTCAAGCTTTACCGACCTCTCAAACGCTGACTACGCCTGCCAGCAAAATGGCACAAAGCGCACCGACCACCGCACTCAATGGACGATGGATATGCTCTACCTCGTTGAAGCTGCTTCATGGAATCAGATCGAGGGCAGAGGAGGAGGAACTAAGAGCAGAGCTGTCGGAGGCACTGACAATATGCCGTACCACACTGGAATCATGGCTGCTGACCGCTATTCTCAGGGAGATTCTCAATGGCGGTATATCGAAAACTACGGCAGAAATGACGACGAAATAGTCAAAGGCTACGATGCCGATGCTACTGGCAATGACCTGAAAGTCTACTATGCATCCGAGGACGGCAATACCTCAGTTTACACATCTGCTCCTAAATTCACAGACTGGGAAAATCGAAAGGTGCGTGACTTCATTTCAAACAACACTCCGGGCTATGAATGGGCGCTTGTGCCAACCTGTACTCCTCCGGCAAGCTCAGCAGCTCCGGAAGAAGAAGTCCTCGGAGATTCAACCGGTTCTTATGACTACAGACACTACAATTATAATATGGCAAACCTCAAATACTTGAATATGTACCGCAGATTCAGCTATATGTGGCTCACTTTCGCTAGCGGCGGTTACAGAGTTATGAGATTTACAGCAGAATAAGAAAGGAAAGAAAATATGGATAGCAGCATAATCGTATCAATAGTATCAGCAGCAGCCACAATTAGTGGCGTTATAATCAGCACCAAAGCAAGCAACCGTGAGATAGAGCATAAGCTCGAAACTCAGCAGGCTGTCTTTGAAACCAAACTCGACAATCTCTCCTCTGAGGTTCGAGAGCATAACAACTTTGCTCGGCGTATGCCTGTTGTTGAGGAGCAGATAAAAGTCATAAACCACAGAATAGGAGACTTAGAGCATGAAAAATCGCATAGCTAAGCTGATAGACGTTAAGACGATAGTCACTTTTGCTCTGACGGCTGCTTTCGTTTATCTTTCAGTGTCAAAGTACATAGAGCCTCAGATTTTTATGACGATCTATACAATGATAATAGGCTTCTATTTCGGCACTCAGCACGAAAAGAAGAAGGAGGAAAAATCATGAACAAAATAGTAACTCAGGAGTTCTTAGGCTTCAAGGCGAGCGGAGACGAATCCGTAAGCCTGATACGTGCGGTAATAGCCTGCGATACCGCAGAGGATATCCCCGAATACAACGCACTTGAAGGCTATGAGCTTGAAATGGGCAGTGTAGCGTGGGATATAAGCAACGGCGAAATCTACGCACTCAACTCTTCACATGAGTGGGTAAAACAGTGAGGTGATAATGCTATGGATGCTCTTGAAATTCTTGCCCTGATAAAAGCAGCTCAGGGCGGAGGCGGCGGACTGCCTGCCTCTACAAAATACGGCAAATCGCTTGCAATGGTCATAGATCCAGCAACATTTGTTGTGACGGCACAGCTAAAAGATCAGAACGGTGACAATCTTGGCACTGCTCAGACTATCGACCTTCCGCTTGAATCTGTCGTTGTCGGTGGCTCGTATAACGATACCACGAAAAAGGTCGTTCTCAGGCTACAGAACGGCAATACAGTCGAGTTTTCTGTTGCCGATTTAGTTGCAGGTTTGCAGTCTCAGCTTTCAGCAACGAATAAGCTTGATCCTGCCTTCATTGACTATAACAGCACTCACAGAGCAGTCTCAGACACCGAAAAAACAGCGTGGAACGGTAAGCAGTCGGCTTTATCATCTGCTCAGCTCAGCGCTGTGAATAGTGGTATAGACAGCGCAAAAGTGGGACAGATTTCTGCAAATCAGACAGAGATTGCAAGGCTTGTTGATGATAAGTCGAAAAATCAGCTGAATATAACCAAACAAAGTATCAAGACACTTAATACTGTAGGTACGTGGAACGGTGATACATACACACGTACTGACAACGATAATAATATTAGTATCACTATAAATGATGATATGTCTTTTACAATCAATGGTACTACCGAAAACAGAGTTAATTTCTATCTGAAAAACAGCGGTTTGCAAGGTTTACAGGGTTTCGTTCTTAGTGGAGGCAATACAGATAGTGATACTATTAGTGTCCTTCTTCAGATGAAGGAAAGTCCGTGGACGAATGTTGCAAATGATTTTGGAACTGGTGTTGAAATTCCCAACTACGATGATACGAAACAATTTGCACTTTCGATAAATATATCTGCCGGTACAGTTGCTAACAATATCGTAATCAAGCCGATGCTTTGTACCAAAAATTCATGGAACTTTTCTCATGAATTTGAACAGTATGCTCCGAGCAACGCCGAACTTTACAGGATGTTTCTTGCGTTGCAGAGCTGATAAAGAAAGGAAGAAATCATTATGAATAGTCCATATATGGGAAAATTTAAAGTGTCGCAGGCATTCAAGGGAGCAGAGCACGACGGACTTGATCTTGTCGGCATCGACAGCAAGGAAATTCACTCGACCGTTACCGGTACGGTCGTTTTCGCAGGCTGGGAGAATCCGGCTGACCACTCTCAGGGCTTCGGACAGTATGTAGTCGTGCAGTGCGCCGGACTGATGTATCACTTCACACATCTGTCAGAAATCAGGGTAAAATACGGTGATACAGTCAAATGCACTGATGTTGTCGGCATCGAGGGCAGCACAGGACGCAGCACAGGCAGCCATTGTCACTACTGTGTCAGAAAGAGCCTGAGCCGTGGCACATTTGTTGACGTATGCAAGATTTCAGGCATTCCAAACGTTGAGGGCGGTGTCTACGATGACGGATACCGCCCCGGAACGTCAGCGCCTGCAACAGCTCCGGCAGAGCATACGAAAGAAGAACTGCTCGCAGAGCTGAAAGCACTTTACGAAAAATACTCATAATCTTTGATAAACAAAAAACAGCAGAAAATGAAGAAAGCCTCCGGTTTTTGCCGGAGGCTTTTTTTTAAAGTGAGGGGAAAATTCTATTGAATTTTTCCTTTAAAGGAAAGGTGGAGCAGGGAAAAAGTTACGGTGAAGC